TGAAGAAACTGAGACGCCTTGGAGCGAAGAGTCATCTGATGACAGCCTAGACTTCTTTAAGCAAATGGCCGAAGATGATTAATTAAAAAGTGCAGTGCTTTTTAGGGGGAGGTCCATAGGGCCTCCCTTTTTTTAGCATTTATAGAACAGCGTCGTACATGCCGCCACGAATCTGCCGTGGTCGTCGGGCAGATATACCACCGCCCCCACCGCTGCTAGAATTATTTACATTATTGACCGTTGTTGATTGATTATTATTTGTTGGTGCAACTACGGTTGGTGCACCCTCACGTCTTTGAGCTGATGCAACATCATTTGATCCTGCATTTATTTGTTGTCCTTGTAAATAATTTTTCGTAGTAATATCTTTAAGACGATTATTAGTTTCATTTGCTAATCCAAGATTACCTTCCTGTACAACCTGGCCGTCCCGCACTATACGAGTGTTAGGATCTGCCCGCATCCGCCGTTTTTTAGCTTCAATCCTTGCCGTTTTCCGTTCAAATACACCTGCCCTCTTATCTTTTTGGACATTTTCAATTGCTGACCTATCACCGGTAGCTTCGAATGTTCTTCGTGCATCCTCTAATTCGGCTTCATAATTTCTAGGAGCACCACTACCACCACTACCACCACTACCACCACCGTCGCCACCTCTACCAGTGAGAGCAAGAATTGGACCTGCAACTTCTCTCACATATTGTGCTAGAGTTTCAATTTCACCATCATCTAGTGTTTTTGCAAAATCTTCAAGACCTTCACCGATAGATATTAGTTTGGTCTTTGTTTCTTTACCTTTAATATTTTCGAGTTCTTTTAATCCTTGAAAAGCTTTAATAGTCGAAGCAATTGGATTATCATCACCAAACATAAACACTTCGCTATTAAAGGCATTGCCCAATTTAGTGAGTGGTGGTATAACATCCTCAGCCAATTTAGAAATACCACCGGTATCTAACTTATTTAATTCGCTTATTCCCCTACCTAAGGCTCCCAAACTATTACCTGCCTTTATCAGACTAGTACCAGTTTCACCTTCGCCGAGTGTAGCAAACTTTTTAATATTTTCAATTGGATCTTCTTTTTCTGCTCCAAATAGACTACCAAATGCTCCGACTATACCGCCGACCGCATCCTTGAGTCCGCCAGAACCCATTGCGGAAAGACCTTCACCAAGTCCCTTTACCGCAGGTCCAACCTTAACCAAATTATCGGCATTAATACCATCAAACTTCTTCAAAGCAATTGCGAGAGTTTCAAACTGCTGTATAGGACTATCGCCACCGAATAATCCAGCAATCCCTTGAATAACTCCACCACCACCTAATGCTGCCAATCCACCACCAATGGATTGCATGGCCGGGCCAATTGGTTTCAATCTTTCACCATCTACATCATTAAACTTTTTCATTACATCTGCAAGTTCACCAAGCTGTGATATATCAGCAAGTCCAGAAATTAAACCGCCAATTCCAATGGATGCTAAGCCGCCTAACATATCAGCCATACCATCGGAAGCGGCCGCTAGTTTATCTCCGTCGATGTCTTCAAATTTCTTTACAGGATCTGCAAGTGAATCTAAACCTTCGCCAAGTGTTGGTAAAGCTTTACCTGCTAGCCATGCAGCACCGGCAATTGCTGCTCCAATTGCTAAGATAAATCCTGCTAATCCAACACCAATAAGTGGAGCTGCGATCGCAAATTTAGGTGCAGCTGGTGCAACTGCAGCAATTGCTTTTACAAAGCCACCTAATATACCACCGCCCAGTCCACCGATGAATCCACCTATTTTACTACCGACCCCTCCACCAGCGCCACCAGTGCCACCAGTGCCACCACCGCCAGCAGCGGCACCGCCACTAGCACCACCCATCATAGCAGCAGTAGGAGTTGCACCTCCGGCTTCGAGATCTCTTTTACGTAGTTCTGCATTTCTTAGTTTTTCTGCTTCATCTTGTGAAAGACCAAGGAATGCAGTCTGAACTTCTACAAGCTTTTCTATTTCGTCTCGAGTGGCTTTTTGTTCTGCAAGCTGTTTTTCTTCAATTTCTCTTTTTTCGGCATTGGTTTGGATACCAGCCAAACCACGTAGACTTTCAGCAAAACTTTCTTTTCTTTCGGCGATTGCCTCTCGGCCTCTAGCAATACCTTGGCCAAGGAAACTTTCCTGGAATTTTTTTAAAGCCGCTTCCTTTGCAGCTTCTGCTCCTCTTTCAACTCGACCTAATGTTTGATTACGAATTGCTGCTTTAAGTAATCCACCAAGACCAAGCTCTGGATCTTCTGAACGTTGTGGGACTGCTGGTGTTACTGCAGCTGCCGCTGGTGCATTACCCCCACCTTGACCGACTACTTGTACTACCCCACCACCTAGACCACCGACCGTACGAATGGCGCCAAGACTCTTGCCAATTGCTACAAGCTCCGTATTCATTTCACCGAGAATACGATTTGTCTGCTTTAGAGAATTCTTACCCGAATTGCGAATAAGATCTCCCTCTTGTTTCATCCGTTCCAATAGGTCTTGGAGTTCAGCCATTTTGTTCTAACCTTCGTTTTTCTTCTTCTAAATGGTGTAATAATAGCTGTGTATAGAGTTCACGTTCAAATGGTATCATATTTTCTAACTCAGCCAATGAATACTTATGATGCTGCATTAAAGCAAAATTAGTATTATACATATTGGCCAATGAATCATGGCTGAGTGCTATGTAAAAAAATTCTGTAGCCCCTCTACAATAATACTATCACTTTCGCCACATGCCGTACAATTCCATTCGATATTTTTACTCAACTTTGGCATGGTATCAAAAAAAGTTTGTAGCTTTACAAATTGTTCCTGAGTCATTTCACCCAAAAATTCTTTTGCTTCATCAATAGTAAAATCATCATATACATTATCGGCATCCCAAATCATTTCAATACAATTTGCTACGACACCAGTTACCATATCATATTCATCATCGGTAATATTAATTGTGCCATTTACCAATTCCGAAAGAGATGGATCCTTAAATTTAATTCCAATCCCATTACCAATCTCAATTTTATCAATATGATTCTCGTTAAATTTTACATTAATTTCATCTACATTGAATTTAACTTCAGTAACATGTTTACAGTCGGTATTATCCATATGTCTCATTAGCATTGTAATCTCTTCACCAACTGACTTACCTCTCAGTTGTAGAAATAGATATTCAATATCATATGATGGCAACTTTTGTAGATTGATACCGGGTGTGATAATACAAGCCTCCAATACATTGAGAATTGCATTTTCTATTTCTTTGGCATCCTGTCCCTCAAGTGCCATGAATAAAACTTTTTCTTCCTTTACAAGGAACGGTCTGATTTTCACCGGTTCCTTTGTAGATGGAATCATCACCGTAAATTCTGGTGTCACCAATTTTGGTAAAGGCATAGTATACTCCTATTCAGTTCAGTTCAGTTAATTTCCAAATTCACCTTCTTGTCGAATTCTTGCTTCATTCCTAACATCGGTAATATTAATATCAGGATCATTAAATGGAAGAGATGTAAGAGTCTCTTCAGTAAAGTACCGATAGGTAAATGTCACCTGTTGTTTTAAGATTTCAGGCTGAGCCCAAGTACGACTGAGTGTCGCAACATTTAACGGATATGCATCAATTAATTTAATTGAATGCGAAGGTGTCAATTCATCATCCAGCTTGCCCGTAAAATGTAAAATTTCAATACCACTACATTTGTAATCATCAAAATACCCAATATCAAATTCTTTACCTCGCGAGATTCCATTTTTTCGTCGATGTTGACCAGTAATTAAATCTTGCCAAGCCATAAAGAATTCTCTCTCCTGGAGATCATCACTTAAAATAAATGTCATATCAATTTCAATGTAGTTTGGAATACCACCAATTTTATATGGAACACCATAATCGCGATATTCGATTGGTGTGACCGCCCTTTGTGGGACAGTTACTTGTTCGGCTCGTAGAGATAAATTTTGAGTATCCCTAATGCCTAAACCGAGTGGCAGTCCAGTAAATCTTACCTCAAAGAAATCAGCACGGGCCGCACCCGTATCATTTATAGCCGCGGTAAATCGGTTAATATTAAAAGCCATTATCGTCCTCGTACTGCTTGACGACTCTCTCGCCAAACATTGTTCTTATTTGCTTTAACAAATCTTTCCGTTGGTAAAAATAGTGCCATATCCCATTCGGTAGAATCAATCAGTACGAATCTTGATCTCACATGATTCTTTAAATATCTTTTAATACAAGGCTTGAAAAAACGAAATTTGGCGGCTGATTGTAACCTCTCGTATGAAAGGCGCAGTCTTGTATTCTCATCATATCTTTTATCAGTTGCCAAATCATATAGACCATCCATCAGTCTTGCTCTAAGCTGAGGTGGTAGATAATGTAAGTTTAAACCTAGGAATCCATCATCAAGCGGTTTCAGCATAAAGATCAATGGAAACTTATCATAATATGGTAATTCTCTTTTTGTTTTGGGGTCATAAAAGAACGTGTACATTCTACCAACACCAGATTGACCTTGAATCGGCCTTGATAATAATGCGCTACCGCCTTCCTTCTGAGCCGCACCACGAATTAATGCATTTGGAGAAATACGAGTAGAGGAAGCCCTCTCTCTAAACCATTCTCGAGATGCATTTGTTCGTGCTGGTATTTGATTTTCCTTTACACCTTGTGCAAGGATTCGATCAAAAACATATGCGACCATGAAAACTCCTTTTCATTATTTATAATGATTCACTTGATATTGAGTTCTCGTTCCGTGAAGATTACAAACTTGTATCCACGGTCTTTACACCAATCTTCGGCATAGTCCCATTTGTATTTGTTGATTGCATATGTTTTGACTTCATTAAGATATTTTTTGGTCATTCTCTTTTGGGGGCGAGGTTCCTTAGTCTGATGGCTAGGTTTAATCTCGACCACCCATGTTTCCACAATACCAGATGAATTACGTACCTTTACCAAAAAATCTGGAAAGTATCTATGCATTCTACCATCTATTGGATTCTTATATGGTATGAAAAACTCTTCGGATTGCCATTGTAACACATCTTCTCTTAAATCACAGAAATTCATAAACTTGAGTTCCCACGAGCTACGATAGATGATATTCGTGGGATCACCTCTATATTTGCTAGTATTTCTTGGTTTAAAACGACCTTTGAGGCTTGCCATTATAAATATCTTAAAAGGTTCAAAGGAATTATTTATATGGGTACCCAAGCATCCCCTATCGTACCAAAAAGAAATGAAGGCGCCGCGGTTCGCGGTACAGCACTTGCTTCCAAGCTGCGAAATGATGGTGCAAAGAGTTTAAGATTTCCAGATGATATTGCTAGCCTAGACCATTGGTGTGCAATTAGAGTCTTTGCACATAAATTAATGCGAAGACAAGATTCTGCAATCAATGATGATTATTGTAGAATCTTTTTGCCCATGCCTGCAAATCTTGCGACTGGATATAGCCATGGCTATAATGCAGAATCATTAGGCCCAGAGGGAGCTTTTGCAGCACAGGCTGCAGGCGCAGCTGCTGGTCAAATACGTCAAGGTAAATTTAATGCTAAAAGTCTTTTTGAACAAGCTACATCAGGAACAGATATTGAGGGTGTTATTGCTGGGGCCGCCACAAAGGTTACATCCATTGCGGAAAATACACCCGGTCTTCAAAATATCACAAAGGGTGCATTAGGTGGTGCTGGTATTGCCAGAAATCCATTTCAGGCTCTTATTTACGATGCACCGGCGATGAGAGAACATAGTTTTTCTTGGAAGTTAGTGGCAAGAAATTATAAAGAATCACA